TTAATGTGAACGTTCCTCCCGTGTAATTTCTTAAATAATAGTCTTTTCCCGACCGTAAATAAGGCGGTGGGATATTAAAGCCTGATATTGAAGTACCCGAAAGAAATGTAATGTTAGCCGCGTAAGCTGGTATAGTGACAAAATCAACATCACCAGTCAAGTAGTATCTTTTTGTTTTTCCTTCGGCTTCCCTTACAAATCCAGTTATTGGAGCGACAACTTCAAATATAGTGCTTCCAAATATAGTGACCTCCGCTATTTCAAGGGTGTTTACGGGGGCATCTGGCTTTATGGCAAAAGAAGTATTTTGAGTTCCCACTACTTTTGTAATTACTCCACCTATTCCGATAACCAATATATCTGACCTGTAATTACCAGCGGTTGCCGTAGCTATTGTAGTTGAAAAAGCCGTATTTTGATATAGATTTTGATTTATTCTTGCTGTGAACTCACTTGCCGCAATAGTAATGCTCGCGCCATCTTGAACAATATCGCCAAAAATAATTATTGAGTTCGTAAAATCAATATCATCTATTCTTTGATTTACTTCTTTCAGTATGTTTAATTTTGAAGCCTTGAAACTTGTTCCATCCACCCCATCTGTTGCGTCTGTGACATCCACGACGTGGAAAATTGCACTATCGGGAATGTTTACAAGTTCTGTTTTTTCGGTTATTTTCCTGTTTATTGCCATTTAATTAAAGATATAATTATTATCATTTTGAAAAATATTATTGTCGTCGTTTTGAAATATGTAATTTTCAACATCCACAACTATCAAAGAAACATTTATTAATTCATTGCAAAAAGGCGCGACTTCTTCTTCTTGACCACTAAATGAAATATTATAATTTCCCGCTGTTGTCGAGTCTAATTTATCAGCACTCAAACCGTTTCGAAATCCCGATAAAAAAAAGTTGTCGTTTCTATCTTCCAAAACGATAAAATAGTCTTTCTGTAACATTTTTTGAAAGTTCATATTGTCAAATTTTGACAACTTATTGAACGTAAACGACAAAGAAACGTCAAAGGACTTGCCGCCCTCACCATCTTTTTGACTTTGAACGTAACTCGGTTCAGCATTTAAGGCGAATTTATAGATAAATGTTTGCGGAAACACCGTCAATTCTACTTTATTATAGACAATTTCAGAGCGCAAAACCTTTTTAAACGGTGCTAAATAGATGGCTTTTAAGCCGCCTATTGAATTTTTACACTTTTTCGCCCTTCCGTTGGTAATGTCTGCCATTTTAATACTCTAAAGAATCGTTATTTAATCTTTTTCTACTACCTAAATGCCAGCCACCGCTTAATTTCACGTTGTGTACCTTGTTATTTAACGCTGTATATTCCGCATATTCGGGAATGTTCGCGATGCAAAGGTATCTTTCAGCACGCTGCACGTACATTTGAGCCTTAGCGCGTTGCGTTTGCGCTAAATATTGTACTTCACCTTTCTCGACTACCACGCTATCGGCTGGCTGGTGCTTGAAAATCCCTCCATTATCGACAACATAACTACCGATTTCTACATATTCTGCAAAAATCTGATGCCTTAATATTGGTTTAAGATAATTATCATACAAAATTAAATAGCTTCCTGCCAATGTATCAGCTTCGAAGTCTGCCACTATCTTATTATACAAGTTAGTGCCTAATAACGGCTCTATGACCGTTACTTGCGCATCAAAAATAACTGGTTTGATTTTGTCAATGTCAATATTTCCACCCAACGGGGTGAATTGCATTACTTCTTGCGGTGTAATCATTAGTGTTGCCATAATTTTATCTGTCGTGCGGTGCTATTCCCGCTATTCCTGATGCTGGATTTTTCTTTGCTTTATCAATTGAAATCTGTGATTTCGTGTCCACTTTTACACCTACTTTTCGATAGGTTAATTTCTCCCAATAATGTTTACAAGTGCCTCCAACGAAAGCCGCGCTTAATAACCCACCGCCTTTGTATTTCCAAATTGAGTAGGGATTTTCGGGGTTTGGGTGCTGTCCAAATCCAGGATTAACCGCCTTACTTGTCAAGGCTTCAATATCTTCACGCCTGTATATTTTATTCGCGCCCATCATTGCTTTACAAAACTTCCTTTCTGGGTTTGAATTTCCAGCGTATCTATACCTAAACGCGTAAAATTCAGTATCGTAAATGGATTTGGCGTTTGAGTTTGCAACCCCCGTGCTTACCGATGCTAACTGTATCTTGTCCTCTTCTTCATAGTCAACTGGCGCGGTGCTTTCTAATTCGAAGCCGTCTAAATAATTTTCCCCTCCTAATTCAAGGAATAAATCTAATTCAGTCTTTTTTTTTTCTTCGCTCATTGCAATCGGCAAAGGCGTACTTGTCACTTCCGAAAGTGGTTTAAAATACAAATCTAAACTGATATTATTAAACGCTAAAATTTCTTTTATTGCTTCAATAAATAACAATTGGTCTGGTGCGATAACCCTCTTTAATAGTTGGCTTTCGGCTTCATCTAATTCGTTGGCATTATTGCCCAAGCCCGTGTTGTCTTTTATCCCAACCAACATTGGCGAAGTCAATAAGTGACCCGTCATTATTTGTTGACGTGCTTCGTTGCTTAAAAATTCCCATTGCTTGTGCATATTCTCATTTACGGGAAACGGCACAATAGTAATGTCAGCATCTTTCGAATTGAAACTTAAAACGAATTTCCCTGCATTTGGAGATCCTGTTAATTTGGCTTTAATCTGTCTTTCGAACTCGTCTTTATCTTCTGGTGATAACGTTTGACCGTCTGGCACGTTTATTAAATATCCTGCACTTAAACCGTTTTTTAAGAAATTATTATAAAAATTTGAAATCTCTTCTTCCATTTCAGCATACTGCAACGCTGGTAGATAGTTCGGGTCTGCGAAATAATTCTTTCCAGCTTTGTAAGGCCTGATACAATAGATTTCAATCTCATCTTTTGACGTTCCAAATGCTTTGAACGGTTCCGCCTCGTTAGGCTTTTCCCAATTTTTATTGTAAAAATAAGTTTCGATTTCACCGTCTTCATTTTCTAAACTTGGAACTACGAACTGCTTCGGTAAGTGGTAAATTCCAGTTACTTTTTTGCGGTCATTGGATTTAATAACCTGCATCGAAGCCTCGCCAAATAGTTTTAAATCAGATAAAATTTTACGGGTTTCCGATGGCTTTAAAATCGATAAAAAAGACACCCATTCCTCCACTTTTAAACTTGAATCTTTAGCATACAAGCCTTGCCCGTACATTAAGTTAATATACGAAGTAATGATAGCGTGATTGGTCACGCTTCCATTAAAACGGTCTATAACGTATTTATAAAACCCGTTGTTACGCCCATTTAAAACCCAGTTTTTAGCTTTGTTTTCTTCGAGTTTCGGACGTATATAATTGTTTAACTGAATTAATTTAATTTCGCTCATAAAAATATATCTTTTGTAATTTTATAATCTTGGGTAGTGTCGGCTTGGTTTGTTAGAAACAATTTGCCACGATATACGATTTCTAAGCCGCTGTTAACTGTCAGTTGATAATTTGTATTATTTACGAAGACTTGGTTAAAATTCAAGTACATAAAACCATTCACAATTATTGGTGTTATTGAATAAGAATGTACCACTTTGTCAAGTTCATTTTTCAAAATTAAATTAACATTTGTCACGGGGTAGAACCTCGGTATAAATACTAATTCGTGAGCCGTGTCTTGTGGGTTTAAAATCTTCATATCTATAAAACGAAATAAGTCTATTATTGTAACATTTTATTTATCTTTGTAAAAAAAATGGAAACGCAAAATAATACTTTTTTTAAAATAGAAAACGAATATGTGAAAGTTTGCGATTTCAACAACACAACCCAGTTTGAAATATGTGGCAATCTTGAACATCTTCTTATGAAATACCACAGCGCAAAAAACAAAATAAAAATATTAAATCGATTGGATTTTTCTAATTACATAAACGTAAGGGCTGTTTTGAGCCAAGCGCATTTCGGTTCGAAAGCCGAAGAAATGTATATAGCGAAATTAAATTTTGACGTAATAGAAAAAAAACTTTTCGATTATTTAGACACTTTGAAAAATCCTTACTTTTTTATTTTGCACCCCATTTATGAATATCGCGGGAAGTTGCAAACTCCAACGGGTTATTTTAAAAATATCGCTTTCGGTATTCATAACCTGCACATCGCTTGTGACTACGCTTTTTATTTAACTAAAAAAACCGCTAAAATTAATTAGCGGTTTAATTAGAAAAATTTGTCCTCCTTTTTTTAAGTTGTCTCGTTGACCAAATCTAAAAAAGCTGTTACAGTTGCGCTGTCTAATATCGGGGCAAGTGCTCCCTCCATTGCCACGCCTGTTAAATTATATCCGTTGAAGTCTGCTTTCGC